TGGAGCACAAAGACGCTTGCGAGTACTCGAAGTACGGTCTAGCTACCGACTTCCTATCGCATCTTAAGTCTGCGCGGCTCTATACGCCCAGCGGTATCCTTAACGCTTCTGACAACTTTGACCGTTTGTGGAACGAGACCAGCGTCCGCAGCATCCCTTTCCCTTTTGCCGAGTTGCAGAAGAAGACCCTCGGCGTAAGAGCCCGCGAGATTGTCACCTGGGCCGCCGGCACCGGGGTCGGTAAGAGCAGCATCCTGCGCGAGCTTCAGCATTACTATATCAAGAACACGCCTGAGGATTTCAACATTGGCATTATTGCCCTAGAAGAAAGCGTAGACCGTACCAGGCGCGGCATCTTGGCAGTCGAGGCTAACGACAAGCTTCATCTTAACGAAGTATTTCTTCAGTACTCGAAAGAACAGATAAAGACGTTCTTCGACGCTACACTGGGCTCAGGGCGGGTATTTCTATATGATCACTTTGGCTCCATGGAACTCGAAGACCTATTGGCTAGAGTCCGCTATATGGTCGTTGGGCTGGACTGCAAGATCATCTTCATCGACCATCTTAGTATCTTGGTTAGCGGCCTCGACGTGACCGACGAACGGAAGGCGATCGACCGTACTATGACCCTACTTCGCCAGCTTACCGAGGAGACAGGCTGCACGGTACACTTGGTCACCCACCTGCGGCGTACTAACAGTGAGCGCTCGCACGAGGCCGGTGAGGAAGTGTCGCTGAGCCACTTGCGCGGAAGTCACGGCATCGCCCAGATCAGCGACACCGTTGTAGCCCTAGAGCGCGACGTGCAGAACAACGACTCAAACATAGCGAACACTGTGACCATGCGCGTGCTCAAGTGCCGCTATACCGGCGACGTTGGCCTAGCCGGAGCCATGCTCTACGACAAGCACACCGGCCGCATGCACGAGACCAGCGTGCCGCCGACGCACCAAGACACGTTCTGAACAGGCACCCCCCTATGGACAAAGAACCGACGCAGATGCCTAGGGTCGAAGCGATGCTACTTGACAGCATGGGCTCCGACTACTCCATCGTGCGCGCTGCTAGAGTATCGTTCGACAAAGACAATAGACTGCGCAGGTCCAACAACTTTCCGTTGTCTGACCGCGATCAGAAACTGATCCAGTACCTTGCCAAACACGGCCACTGGACCCCTTTTGCCCATACGTGCTTAACGTTCTACGTACGTGCTCCTATCTTTGTTGCTCGGCAGCTTGCAAAGCATCAGGTAGGCTTGGTCTGGAACGAGGTGAGCCGACGCTACATTGACAGCGACCCAGAGATATACAAGTTTGGAGGACTACCGCTGCGCAAGCGAGCCCATGACAAGAAGCAAGGCTCGATGACCGACACGGTAGAGAACGCTCCAGAAGCTGCTGCTATCATGGACCTGGTTGACGCTAGTAGCCTTAAGGCATATAACCGTCTTCTCGAGCTAGACGTGTGCCCTGAGCAAGCCCGCTCCGTACTTCCAATGTCTACGATGACGCAGTGGTACTGGACCGGATCGCTTCATGCCTTCAGCCGCGTGTGTATGCTTAGGTCGAGCGCGACTACGCAGTACGAGACACGGCTGGTGGTTCCTCAGATTTCTGCCGCATGCCTAGAAATGTTTCCGCACGCTTGGAAAGCCTTATCTGACCTATGGTCCTTCAAAGAACCTGCGTAATAGACATCGAAACGGACTCTCTGAGTCCTACTAAGATACATTGCTTAGCGGTGCTGGACACAGAGACAGGTAAGATCAGAACGTTTGAATCAGGTGCCGGCAAACACGCTGAGGTCCACGTTCTATCGTTCGACCGCGTCGTCGCTCATAACGGGTGCTCGTTCGATTTCCCGGCGCTTAAGAAGCTCTGGAACATCGACATCCCGTTTGAGCGGCAATGGGACACGCTTGTCCTGTCCAGGCTCTCGGTCCCTGACCGTGACGGGGGACACAGCCTTGAGGCATGGGGCCAGCGCCTAGGATCGCCTAAGCTTGACTTTGCTGGGCCGTGGGAGACCTATACGCCTCAGATGTTGGAGTACTGCTCCAACGACGCTTTTATATGTGCCAAGCTGTTTCAACACCTCCGCCAGGAGATGGCACAGTTTGAACTAGACGCGATCCGCGACGAGCACAGGGTCCAGATACTTGCTGACAAAGTGAAAGCCCGCGGCTTCCTCTTCGACCTCGACAGTGCTTTGGACCTCTACGGTACGCTGCGCAAAGAGGAAGAGGAGATCACCGCCGAGTTGCAGGAGGTGTTTCTGCCCAAAGAGCTACAGCTTAAGACCAAGACAAAGTACATCCCGTTTAACCCAGCGAGCCGCCAGCAGATTGCGCAAAGGCTGATGGAGCTAGGCTGGGTTCCTAAGGAGTTCACCGAGAGCGGCACTCAGGCCAAGATCGACGAGAGCATCTTGGAAGAGTGCAACATCCCAGAGGCTAAGGCACTGGCGCGGTACTTTGTACTGCTCAAGCGTACCGGCCTAATCGACTCGTGGGTCAGCGCTTGTCAGGAGGACCGTAGGGTACGCGCCACATACCACACGCTCGGCGCGGTGACTAACCGCATGTCGTGCTCTAAGCCTAACCTTCAGCAAGTGCCGTCGGCTCGTAAGCCGTTTGGTCTTGAGTGCAGGGCCTTGTGGAAGTGCGCCGAGGGCTCTGTCTTGATCGACTCTGACGCCAAGGGCCTAGAGCTTCGTGTCTTGGCCCACTACATGGACGACGATGATTATACGAAGGAACTGCTTACCGGCGACATCCACACGACCAACCAAGCCATGGCCGGCCTGGATACCAGAGACCAAGCCAAGACCTTTATCTACGCATTGCTCTACGGCGCAGGTGACGCTAAGATCGGCAGTGTCGTCGGAGGCAGCGAGAGCGACGGTGCCGCGCTGCGGTCTAGGTTCTTGGACAACCTTCCATCATACGCTAGGTTCCAACGCGCTGTTGTAGAGAAGGCCCGTAAGCAGAAGGTGCTCTTTGCCATCGATGGAAGAGTGCTACGGGTGCGTAGCCCACATGCTGCGGTGAACACCCTTATTCAAGGGTCATCTGCGGTGCTTATGAAGAAGTGGTTCCTATACACCGACCACTTTGTCGAGCACTTTGAGACAGGTGCAGGCATCGTAGCAATGATCCACGACGAGATCGTAATTGAGTCGCCTAAATCTGAAGTTGCAAATGTTTCAAGCTGTGTTAAGTTGGCCTTAGATCATGTAGTAGGAAAGTACCAGCTACGCTGTAGGCTCGACTGCGACGTTAAAACCGGAAACAACTGGAGTGAAATACACTAACATGAGCAATATTTCGTACATCTCTGGCGCGATGCACTATCCGTATATCTTCGAGGGTAAGGTGGACAAGTTCGACCGCTACTCGGTTGTGCTTACGCTCGAAGGCGATCAGGTGAAGAACGCGAAGAACTTTGGGCTCAAGGTCAACCAGGACGATAACAAGTTCAACGGTATGGCCTACGTCAGCCTCAAGTCTACGTTTCCGCCGAAGCTCTTTAACGCCGACAAGACCCCGTACTCTGGCCCTACGCGCTTGTCCAACGGATCGGCCGCGGTGGCGAAGATTTCGCAGCGCCCCTACGATAACAAGTTTGGCAAGGGTGTGACCAATTTTGTCATGGCCCTGATGATCACCGACCCGATTGAGTTTATCCCTGACGGTGCTTCTGGCGGGACCTTCGACGACTTCAACTCGCTCGCCGCTCCGCCGGCTTCTAAGCAGACCGTGGTTTCGACCCCGCAACCCCGCGTCCCTGCGACCACTCCTGCTCGCCCTGCTCAGAAGCAACAGTCCCCTATTAAGGTTCCGTTTTAAGGATGCCCCCGGTGGCCGTTCCTAAGACAGGGTACGGCCACTGGGACGTATCTATGGTAGGCGAGTTCGATGTGAACAAACACATCGGATTCGTTTACCGGATCACGAATCTAGAGAGTGGTCGTGCCTACATAGGCTGCAAGCATCTCTGGCGGTTCAAGAAGCGGAAGAAGGTAGCGGCGTCCGAATGGCGTACTTACTGTAGTAGTAGCGAATACCTTAAGCCGGACATCCAGAGCCTGGGTAAAGAAGCTTTCAGCTTTGAAATCCTTATGCTCTGTAGCAACCGACGCAACCTGTACTATAACGAGATGCGTTTACAGGTTGAGCTTGGGGTGCTCGAAAGCAACGACTACTATAACGCTAACATAGGCGGGATGCGCTTCTTTAGGCCGGTCGTGAGCTATCTAGACGAGGCTTTTAGAGCCAAGCTCCGCGCTAAGAAGCTAGGCACATTGAACCCTAATTACCGTGGAACGTTCCGCGTCAAGCGCAAGGACGGCTCTGAGGAAATTGTCTCAGACATGACCATGGACGCTTGGTGCAACGAGAACGGTTATAACAGAACACGAATCTACGAAGTTCGTACAGGCGCTAGGAAGTCGTACAAGGGGATTGTAGAGGTAACACATGAACAGTAGCGAAGAAGCACAGTTGTCGTTAGGCCATGAGCCGCCGCCTGTGCCGGCGTCTAAGACCGTGGATACGCTTGTGGAGGACATCTACAAGCTTGTCTCAACGGGGACAAAGAGCCCTGACCAGACCAACTTGCTTGCTATGGCCATCTCGATCATGGACGGGGTCCGTAGGCAGCTTTGGTCTACCAGCGCTCCTAAGAAGCCTGGGCTGCGGATGTCGAACATCGGCAAGCCGTGCTCACGCGCTCTTTGGTACGAGATCAAAGGCGGCGAAGAGGGTGAGCCTTTCTCGCCGGCTACCAAGCTTAAGTTCATGGTAGGCGACGTTGTGGAAGCGGTGATCCTGTACCTTGCTAAGGAAGCAGGGCACAGTGTCACCGACCAACAGCGCGAGATCGAGGTAGACGGGGTCCGCGGACACATTGACGCTGTAATCGACGGTGAGCTTGTGGACGTTAAGTCTGCCTCGTCGATCGGCATGAAGAAGTTTACCGACGGCACATTGGCCCAGGATGATCCGTTTGGCTACATCAGCCAGATCAGCGGCTACGCTAACGCGCTAGGTAAGAAGAGCGGGACGTTCTTGGCTTTCGACAAGAGTTCCGGCGATCTTGTCACCTATACCCATCGCAAACTCGAGGAGACCGGGGGCAGGGTAGCGAAGCTTCGAGAAGTACTCGCCAAAGACCTTCCGCCTGATCGTGCCTTCGATACGGTGTCCGAACGAGCCACAGGCAAACAGAAGCTCGGCCTCAACTGTTCGTACTGCTCTTTCAAGAGCGTATGCTGGGCCGACAAGGGTCTAGACATCCAGTTCAAGAGCGGTCGTCCGGTGTTCTATGTTAAGGGATCGTCTGATGACTTTTCGTTCTAACATCAATCCAATGTTTCGCTCGAAGTTTAGCGAGGACATTTTCAAGCAGAAGTACCTGCACGAGGGCTGCTCTACGTGGGACGCGCTCGCGACTACGCTTGTTCAAGACGTGTGCGGGGACGCTACTCCTGGCCAGAACCTTATGAGCCAAGACGATAAGGACACGCTCGCCAAGTACATCGCAGACCTCAAGTTCATCCCCGGCGGACGCTACTTGTACTACGCCGGCAGACCTAACAAGTTCTTCAACAACTGCTACTTGCTTAAGGCCGAGGAAGACACGCGAGAAGATTGGGCCAACCTGTCTTGGAAGTCAGAGAGTTGCCTGATGACCGGCGGGGGCATTGGTGCCGACTATAGCGTCTACCGTCACGCCGGCGCTGCCATTGCACGCACAGGCGGAAACGCAAGCGGCCCTATGCCTAAGATGGAGATGATCAACGAGATCGGTCGTAGAGTCATGCAGGGCGGTAGCCGTCGCTCGGCTATCTACGCCTCGCTAAACTGGAAGCACGCCGACATCCCGCACTTTCTTAAGGCAAAGAACTGGTACGATATGCCGGTTGGGCGCACCGGGTTCAACGTGGGCCAGCTTAAGGAGCAGGACTTTAACTATAACGCTCCGCTTGATATGACCAACATCAGCGTGAACTACGACACCGAGTGGCTTCTGGGCTACTGGTCCACAAAGGACACTGGCAGCACTTTCAAAGAGAACGTTAAGCAAGCGATGCGCACCGGAGAGCCTGGCTTCTCGTTCAACTTCTTTGCCCAAGAGAACGAGACCCTGCGCAACGCCTGCACCGAGGTCACCAGCGCTGACGACTCTGACGTGTGTAACCTAGGCAGCGTGAACATTGGTCGCATCGCTTCTATCAGCGAGTTCAAAGATGTCGTGGAGCTTGCTACACAGTTCTTGGTCTGCGGAACCCTTAAGGCCCGTTTGCCCTATGAGAAAGTGTACAAGGTCCGCGAGAAGAACCGACGCTTGGGCCTTGGCCTTATGGGCGTACACGAGTGGCTTCTGAAGCGCGGGCAGAAGTACGAGGTCACACCAGAGCTTCATCAGTGGCTCAGTGTGTACAAGGGCGTCTCTGACGCGGTGAGCAAGAGTTTCTCTACGAAGCTCTCGATCAGCGTGCCGGTGGCCAATAGGGCAATCGCACCTACAGGAAGCATCGGTATCGTTGCCGGCACGTCTACCGGCATCGAGCCTATCTTTGCTGTGGCCTATAAGCGCCGCTACCTTAAAGGCAACGCTAGCTGGCACTATCAGTACGTGGTGGACAGCGCGGCCCAGGAGATCATCGACGTGTACGGCGTGAACCCAGACAAGATTGAGTCGTCGCTTGACCTAGCGAAGGACTATAAGCGACGCATTGCCTTCCAGGCCGACGTTCAGGACTACGTTGATATGTCGATCTCGTCAACGATAAATCTTCCCGAGTGGGGCAGCAAATACAACAATGAGGACATGGTTGACGACTTTGCTGCTACTCTTGCTACCTACGCTCACCGCCTGCGCGGGTTTACCGCCTACCCAAGTGGTAGTCGGGGAGGGCAACCTCTGTCTCAGGTTTCTTATAGTGAGGCTGTAGACAAGCTGGGCGAAGAGTTTGAAGAAGGTGTACAGACACACGACATTTGCGAGATAACGGGCAAAGGCGGTTCCTGCGGCATCTAGCAGAAGCCCGAAACAAGAAAGCCGGGGGGCGTATCTCTAAGAGATATACCCTCCGGCTTTTTAGTTTCAGACCCTCACCCTATACCGCTTAGCACTTCCATCTTTTCAGCGAAGCGGCTTTCCTGGTAGGTCTGCCCTTTTTGTCCTTCATAGGACCAGGCATGCCAGACATCCTGGCACAGAACGATCTCTTACGAGCACCACCTTGTGGTTGAGGGGCCTTAAGGTTTGACCCAGTGGCTGCATTGTATTTTGCACGACCTTTAGCCGTGAGCCCTGCGCCTTTTGACACAGGCAGTTTTTCACCGCGTCCGATTGATAAGCTAGGGCTCTTTTTCTTTTTAGGCATGATCGATCACCACTAGCGCTTACATATCTGATCGTATGTTTCGTTTTGGATTAGAATCTGTTTAGCGGTCTCTGTAGTTAGAACGTCTTCTGCGCCGACGTAGATAGGACTGTACACTAGGCAGTAGCTACCGGTCCCGTTCCCACCGTTTACGCAGCCTACTACTGAGATCGCTAGGAGACATGCTGTTAATCTTAGTAGTAACATCATTGCTCGTTGCCACCTGTTCAACGATCTCGTCGTAGTTCTTAGCCACCTGCTCCTCGCGGCCGGAGCGTCGCAGGTTGTACACGAGCACACCAAAGCCGCCGAGAAGCATACACAGTATCGCAACGTAGAGGACCATGGGCTACACAGCCTTGGCCTTGGTACGCTTGGCGTACACAGACCAGGCTGCGCCGGCAAGGGTCACAAGGGCACCTACGATAGAGATCATGGTCGATTCGTCAACGAA